TGCTCACGCACCGAGCCGGTGGCACAGTAGCCGAACCAGCGTTGCAGGAAGTCACTGAGTGGCTGCTGGGCCTGCCCCTCTTCGCAGGTAATACGTGCCAGTGTCTTTTTAAACACAGGTGCAGCGGCATCCGGCGTGTAGTTAACGGGAACGACCCGCGTAATGTAGTCCTCTGGGCGATGCGCTTTGAGCGTTCCGGTGCGCAGGTCCACCGTGCCATTGGCACAGTTCAATAGCCAGGGGTCTGTGTCCAGTTGTTTGGGCTTCACCGCGATCATGCATTTAGCCAGCGCCATCATCGCCTCGACGGTGCTACGCATTTCTGATCGCTTGCCCCATGCCTCCAGTGCTGCGGCGATCTTTGCGTTTTTGCTTTTTTCCTTCTCTGTGTCGGCGCGTTTGGTGCGCCATTGCTCCACTTCGCCGCGAATGATTTTGGAGAGTTTTAACGCTAGCAAGCGTGCTGCATCCGTATCGTGTGCCCAGTGGGTGCCTTCCCAGACGAACCAGCGATCACCAGACACCATGAGCCGTTTGCCGTAGTGCTTGGCGATCCGCACTGCGTTAGCCATGTCGGTGGTCAGGTACAGCGCTTCGGGCACGTCGTGCCGCTCAACGGCGAGCGCGGCAGGATCGTCCGTGAGGTCCTCGAACATGGCTAGCATTTCCTCATCGGAATAGATTCCTATTTCGTGTAGAAACGCCGTTTGCGGCAGCCCTCGGCAGTGAGCGTGTTGGCATACAAACGCGCCATTGGCATAGCCGCCGGTATGTGCGGGGTAGTACACCGTGGCGGTGGGGTTAGAGGCTTGCGTATGCTGCTTAGCCAAGGGGCATTCGATAAAGAGTTCACCGGCCTTGCCGGTCGATAAGATCATCCCGCGTTCTTCAAGACGCACGGCCACGGGGTCGTTAGCCGCCGCGGCCATGAGCTTGTGCTGGCGGCTGGGTTTGCCTTCAGTCTTGGCGCTTTCCAATATCTCTGCATCAATCTCCAGCAATACAGAATCCTCAAGAAGGCCTTTCACAAAGCCGCTACGCACTGGCACCGGATCGGCCACACCGGCTTCAAACACAGGGGCGGCGGTGTAGTGGATTTGCACCGTATTAAATACAGAAGCGTCCAGGGCTGGAGCGCAGGCAGTGGCCCAGGCTTTGAGCTGTGCGCTGGTGTACGGCGTATGTAGCCAAAACCACACATGAGCCTTTAGCTTCCCTTCACTCCCAGGCCGCCCCGCGCTACTGGATAACTGCCAATGATAATCCGCACCTGCGAACCAGAACGGGAGATGTGCGTCGATGAACTCGCTGATACTCCCCACCGGATCGCTGACCGGATCAAGGCGCAGTGGCTCGAAGTTATCGATCTCAACAAGCATCCAGTGATGCGGGATATCCTCGTACAGCTCGGCAATGCGCCGTGCTTTCCCTTTCTGGAACTCTGTATCCAGCGCAGCGGCTTTGGCATCGCCCACATACACCCCACGAATCACACAGGCGTGCGGGTTCTGCTCCAGCTCCGTGAGCAGGGCAGACAGCTCGCGACTATTGTTGAGCGGTCGTTGCTCCACCTCGAAGAACTTGGCGTTGTCGTAGGCTTTCAGCGTGCCATCAGCGCACCATGTTTTGGCGAGTGTATTTACGGGGTGTTTTAGGATTGTGATAGAATCATTTCGCATGATTTTTTCCTTTGTTTTGGGCGAGTTGAGGCCACCCCCTCAGCCCGCCCTTTTTTAACTGCGGGGGTGGTTTAGTGATTTGAAAGTCACTCCTTAATTAATAAGGAGTACGGCCAGACAGACAGCCGCCGGATGGCTTAGCGCAAACGGTAGTAGGCACTGCGGCAACGCCCAGCGAGATTCTCCATGCGCTTAGCCCGCGGCCCCACCTCCCGCCACAGATCACTCACCGCACCGGCTAACGGCGAATGCATCAGGTGTAAGGCTTGTTCAATCGGTTCGATGCGTTCCCGTGACAGATGACCCGCGACCAGCTCAAGCAGTACGTACAAACGGAATGCTTCGACTTCTGTCAAAGTGACAGCAAGAGGGTCTGTATCTGTGTAGCTCCCCGTCTTGCAGATCGAGGGGAGGACTTCCAACACACCCAGCACCCAGCGGCGAAACGCGGCGGCCACTGAAGTACGGGCGAACATCGCCACCAGGTGACAGCCGCGAGGGCTGAAGAGTCGGGTAGGCTTGTCTCCGGTAACGGTGGTCAAATTGACCACGGTTGTCATTTGTTCGGTGAACTCATCCGCACGACGCGCATAGATGCGCAATACGGATCGTTCATCGGCATAGCCCAAAGCGCGGGCTAACTCGCGTGCGCTCAGGTACGGAGTACCGTCACGGTCGATAATGGAAAGGGATTGGCCGGAAAAACACACGGCAGCAGGTAACTGCGTCATAAAACGTCTCCTTTGTCATGGGATGACCACAGGAGGAACGTTCTTACGCGCCGCACCTGTGGGTGTCGGGAGGGTAAGAAACCGGACAAAGACGGCGGGCAGCTTTCCCCTTGCGGGTGTTGTATCGCTGCCGCCCTCCCGACGTAAAAACGTGCAGGCGTAAAAAAACCGCATGGGTTTCGGATGCGGGTACCGCTTTGTCCGGAGTTCTTACACTCCTTACGAGCGACGGTACCGCAGCGGTGAATGTGGGTCAAGCTCACGCTGTCACCGTGACTGTCGGCGAAGAAGCGCCTGTATCTGCTCATCAAAATCATTACTCATTGCGCATCCTTCCCGAGCGCCGTTGGCATCGGACGTACGCTGAATGGGAAGCCGCTGCGGAGCAACACCTCAAACGCCTCAATGACCAGGGCATCAGGACCGTCAAGGCCGAGATACGATCCGCTGACTTCGTTGCCTGGTGCCGGAGGACCGGCCGCAATATCGATAATAAGGCGCTTGTTGCCCTCGCCAACGAGGCTGCCTACAGGGTCATCAAAGGGAGCCACTGAGATATACATAACAACCTTTCCTCTTACGGTCATTCATACGGGTCAAGCTCACGGTGTTATCGCTTGCTTTCATTCTTGATTCCTTGAGGGCTTTTTAAGTGCCTTCAAATAAAGCACCACGCCTTCTCCAAGAGGCGAATGCCCATTCTTGGCCCGTAACAGATAAGCGTCCTTTAGTGCTTGTTTTGCAGCGTGTTCTACCGCTTCATCAACACAAGCCAGTCCATAGATTTGTGCGTATTGCTCAAACATTTTTCGATCAGCAGGGCTTAGATCAATTTCCACAGGGCCTCCAAAGGGCCTGGTTAGGCACTTCAAGCCGCGTCTGTTTGCCGCTTATCATTCTTTATCGCGGCAGTGGCTACCGATAACGCCAGTTCACGAACCAACGCCGCCGGTTGCATCCCGTTGTATTGAGCCAACGCAAAGATCAATTTGCGCTCGGCATCGTTAAAACGCACCTTCACTGGGTGGCTACGAATGTGGGTTGGATCGGCATACATGGATTCATTACCAAGGGTTATTCAATGTCATTGAAAAGATCGAAGACAGCGCATCAAACGGCACACCGTTTGAATGAGTTACAAAGATTTGCAATTCGCTTTGCACCAAGAGATGCAAGGCTGGACTGCGCCAAAAGACACTCTTTAAGTAAGGGATCGTCTATTGCTGCTGCTTTCAACCGCAGCAGTTCGGCTTTGGCCTGGTATTCCTGGACGCGGAGTGCGTCCATAGAAACCGGTGCACGACCATCACGCAGCATCGGACACCTCGACAGCCCCCAAGGAGGGCGATAAATGGATAAATTTAATCGGAATAGACAACGTCGCTTGCTCGAACTTGCCCGTGAGGTTTACCCGTGGCCAGCAGCGATCAATGCGATTAATACACCTGAGTTCGACATGAACATTATCCGGGCCGAGGTGCACTACCTTGCCGGACATGGACTCATTGAATGTGAAGGCACAAGCATCAACGAGAGTGATGATTGGGCGTTCATGATTACATTGACACCACGAGGGATTGACTTCCTCGCAGAGGATGGCGGTCTCTCCGCCATTCTTGGAGTGGTCAACGTCAGGCTGACTCAAGACACCGTGCGTGATCTGTTGCTGCAACGGATCGTCGATTGCGATGCGGATAACACTGTCAAGGGGAAGGTCATTGAACAAATTAAATCCCTCCCTGCTTCTGGTATCCAGAAAATCGCAGAAAAGGTTCTGGAGGCAAGTCTCCGGAATCTGCCGGACGCCATTCGGTGGCTACAAACAGTGATTCCGACCTTATGAAAAGCCGCTGCTCAAACTTGATATACGCCAACTTTTTATTCTCTGGTCCGGATATTTCCGTCCAAAAGAATGTCGGTACGCTGGGAGGACCGGCGAAGGGGACTCTCACAATAAGCAGGTTGCTCCCCCCTAACGAAGGCTCCAGGCTGGAATCAGATAGATCGAGAAATCCTTCACGCCGCATCGGACACCTCCGTAAGTGCAGAGCCAATCGAAATTGGGTTGGAGCCAACCTGCCGGTGGAATTGGTGTTTCCAATCAACCAAATCACTACCGGAGATCGGCATGGAAGAAAAAGTATTCGTTGTAGTACTGCATACGAATGTAGCCTTGAGCCAATTTATCATCGGGAAATTTCGCCCCCAAGATGGCCGTTTTGGCAGCCGCGCGTTTTGGATTTGCACGCACGTGGACATGGAAAACCACTACCTTTCAGTAGTTCTAGAAGGCCAACCCCCGCCCGGAGAAATTCAAACCCAGCCAACCGTTTTCCACATTCCACACAGTGCGGTTGCTTGTGTAATCGAAACCACCAGAGACGCACTACCTTTGGTAATCGGGAAAGAAAAGAAGTTGAAAACTCAGGTTTAGGCTGCATCGGACACCTCCTGCACGTGGCCTGTGGGGGAAGCGCCGAAGATGTCGGGGCGGACAACCTCAAGGAGCTGAAGCCGTGCCGAAGGAATGCCCGTCTTGCGCCACTCACTTACCGATGGCTGTTTGATCTTAAACATTCGTGCCACAGCAGCAGTGCCGCCAAGGGTATCGATGATCTGATTTGCGTTCATGCCCCTTAAGTTAGGACTAGCTAATCACTTTGTCAATAGCTACTCCTAACCACTTATTTGTTAGGCTTTCCTAATGTCTCTTAATGAACGACTCCGTTTTGCCATGCTTGAAGCTGGTATGACGCAAAAACAACTTGCCGATGCAGTCAGGGTCAAACCCCCGAGCGTTCATGGCTGGCTAAGCTCGAAAGCAAAATTCTTGCGCGGGGAGAATCTCCTCAAAGCCGCCCAGGCGCTTAATGTCTCGGAAAAATGGCTAGCAACAGGTACCGGCCCAATGCGTGCCGTTACCGCGAATTCAAACCAAGAGACTCCAAGCAAACAGGATTCCAACCGTACCAAACTTGACGCCTGTGAGCTGCGAGTAATTGAGAGTGATGATGAGTTGGACCCTGAAACAGATGTGTTGCTTGACGAAATAGATGTAATGCTTGCCGCTGGCAACGGTATTTTGATACCTGAATTCGTCGAAACGCAATTCAAAATGCCGTTCCCAATCTCTTGGCTCAGGGACGTACACATTAATTCAAAAGATGTGAAGCTGATGCGCGTACATGGCGACAGTATGGAACGCACCCTGTTCAATAAGGATCGAGTAATGGTGAACTTCGCTGATACATATGTCCGCGATGGGAAAGTGTATGCCATCGCCATTGACGGTGAGGCAAAGGTCAAGCGGCTCTACACCTTGCGTAACAACGGCTTACGCATTGCCAGCGACAACCACGCCAGGGATTCAGAAGGCCACCGTATTCATGAAGACAGGACCATCTCTCCTAAAGAGATCGGGACCGTTCAAGTGATTGGCCGCGTAATCGGAAAGATCGGTGATGGTGGATTATAATTTCCTTACGCATGATGAAATCTAATCCAACAAACGTTTTCTTCTTGGTTGCAAGAATACTTATCGGCTTGTCATTAGTTTGTCAAATGACCTCATGCCAAGATCCCGATACTAGTGCTATCGAACATGACCCTTCACTGACACTGGCCGAACGCATCGCCAGGATTAACAAGAGTGTCGTGAAAGCTAAGGAAAATATGCATGATGGCAAACCTTTACTGATTGTTGACATCATGCCTTCTTCGGGATTTAGCAACTCGGCCCTTCTGTTCAATGCATCTACAAAGATGGTAGATATCTTGGCTAAATCCCAAAAAATAATTCCGAAGGATGGGAATGTGGAATTTAGAATAATCACAGAACTTGAAGATCGATATGGAAACACCAAAGAAGACGCAATTATGACAATTGGCTTCACTGGAAGTGATATTGAAAAAATCAACTTCGGTAACAAAGTAGGTTTCACTGGATGGAGCTTATTGAACTTAGCGCAACCACCAAAACATATTACTTTCGCGGGCAGGGAAGCAATTTCTGAGTATTGCTCAGACGATTCAAACAGAAATTATGCTGATCTCTTTTGCCTCCCTTGGCCTAAAGTGTCTAGATAGTTGCCAAGTTCAATAGGTCCGTTGACACAAACCCTGCCCGCGCGGGGTTTTTTAATGCTTGGAGAAGCCCAATAAAATAATTAGGAACTCCTATTGACAATGTGGTTAGGACTAGCTAATTTGGTCCCATCGCCCCACGACACCCGCAACCGGCGGCAGGGGCAGGAGATATCAGATGTCGTTAGACAGCACCCAAATCCCCATACTCTGCTTAGCTGCGTTTATTACCGCAGTCAACGCATGGGTTGTGTTCATAACACGTAAGGACCGCTCTCCCTCAGCGCCACCAAGGGGGCCAAGGGCACCGCCAATGCCACCATGGCCACTAGGGCCATCACCACAGTCCACTTCGACGGGGGAGCCTGCTCCGGTCAAGGCAGTCTCCGACGATGGGGGTTCTCCTGTCGGCTGTGCGCCCTTTTTGAAAGGCAACCGCTGCCGCTGTCACTGCCAAGTAACTCAGGTTTATCACCTCCACACATGCGAACGGCGGGCCTCCGGCGACGGGAATCATGGTCGCGTAAGCAACCTTCAGCCGAACAGTGACGCGGCGAATCATCCACACCGCGTTAAAAACGCCAAGCGTCGCACCAAGCACCGCCAAAGCAAGTGTTAACCCATTCGTCTAGTTCATGGACGCAAGCATAACCGCGCTCAACACCTACACCCAAACACGCCCCACGACACCCGCAACCGGCGGCAGGGGCAGGAGATATGAAAATGACATCAAGCATTAGTGAGCAAGCCCAGCCTCAGGCTAACCAGGCCTTATCAGGGACTCAAAAAGCGCCGTTGTTTTATTGGAACGGCATTCGGGATGCGAAAGGCGGGGAGTTGCAACGCGCCAATTACTCCTACGAAAAGCCGCACGACAGGGATAACTCGGCAATTAGGGTCATCGCCACGCATTACACGCGCTTTAGCCCTTTAGTGCATTCCTGTTTTACGGTGTACAACAGCACCGACGTGATGACGGATTATTTCGACAACGATAAGTTCACTGTCGCCACAACGCATCCACTGTATCCGCACGTTAAAGCTGCCCTTGAGGCGGTGCGTAATCGATCTGCGGCGCAGCTCGCTGCATCGGAGAAAAAGCGACAAGAAAAGCGTAATGCGGCTCGTGCTGCGCTCGAAGCCGCTAAAAAAGAAGCGTGTGCTGCGTACGACGCCGCTAAAGATGAAGCAGCGCGTGATGCTGCTTTCGCTGCTGCTCGTGCTGCTTTAGCTACATACGAAGCCGCTGAAGCTGCCGCTAGTAACGAGGTGGCCGCATGAGCACCGCGACCCTCGAAAACGCCCCGACCACAGGGGGTGCACGATTCACCAAAATCTATGACAAATACGGCAAGCACATCTTCACGCGGGATGCGCGTACAGAGCTGGAATGGACAGCACGCGCCGTTGCGAGCCGCGACATCAAAGGATACGCGAATAGGTTTGGAGACTCAGAAGCGGAAAGGGCTTGCTATGAAGAATACTTTGAAGGTTACAGCGGTTGGCGTGCGCCTGAGATTCACGAGGCGCTATCTATTGGCTTTTTACGTGACTATTGGCCAACTCACTTCGATTGGTTGTGGACCTGCACTCCGTGCGCACACGACCCGGAAAACAAAGCATGGGCCTTTAGGTTTGGCACCTCCGAGACAGCATTAGTAAACCGCTACGAAAAGTTGCACGTCCGCCCTGTCCGTGGCCAGATGCGCACTGACGCCACTGCTACACCAAAGGCAGGTGCGTAATGACTGGGATTGGATACAGCAGTTATAACGATCCGCGTTTACAACCACCGGAAGACGATTTTAAAGAGTATTTTGCCGAGCGGGTCGATGCGCGGGTTCACGAGTATTTAAATAACCCAGATAAACGAGCGGAAGCCGATGAATGGGCGGCGGATATACTATCTACTGAGCATTATAAAACGATGGGAAGTGCTTTAGCGGATTTATATACCTTCCCTTCGGATCAGTTAATCGGCAGCGATGTCTTAACCCGTCTGTATGCATTAGCCGAAGTGCAAGAACGCGTACGGCTGGAGCAATTGCAGCTTCTCGCTGAGGAAGACGTCAAGGAAGACATGCGCCAAGAAGCGGAATGCGTTAACGCGATGTGGGGTGATGTGATGCAGGAGCACTACGCATGATTCCTTGCACCATCACCGCACGCACCAAGCAGGGTGTGTACACCTACACCGGCCTGTTTCAGAAAACTGTTGAGGCCAAGTCTGACGCCTACCGGCGCTTTGGATTCCCAGCCGTCATCGCCGTTACAGCCATTCACCGCACATCAATGCGAAACAACACGCAGCCCAGCCCGCCACGTGCGGCGTGATCTGACACAGGACAAACCCACCCATGAACCGCTATCGCACGCCGAAAGAACAACACGCTGCACGTTGCAATGACTACGCGCACCCTGGATTAGCCCACTGCATTTTGCGCGATACCCGAGCAACGCCCAACGCACTACGCATCGCCAATTACCGCGTTCGTCGCGCGCACTACGACGCCGCTAAAACGCTTTCATCACTACTGATTAAACACTAACCCCGAACGTTTTTCGGGAAGGAGTTTTTATATGTCACCTCCCATGCCGACAGAAATAGTCATGCGTTCGATGAGTGATAGCGAACTTGTGGATGACCTAACCACCCGGCAAGCCGTGGAGCGTTTTACGCCTGTAGAAAGCGAGTTG